TATAGTACAACATCTAAGAATCCTTGATATAATACGTTATTATAACGTTTATTAGGTGTTATAATTATAGGCACCTCACAACCTGCTAAATAAGTACCTCTTCTTGAGAAATATCTACCTCTTTTTTTCTTTAGATATTCAATAATATTTACCCCATCTTCAAAAAATTCTCTTAATTCTTCTGGGGTACTGAAGTGGCTACCATTTTTTTTATATTGTTTAGCATATTCTTCTCTTAAACATTCTTCAAATATCCCAATAATATCTTCTCTATCAGCAGCTGCTCCACTTTTATCATACATTACAGTTAAATAATGTTGAATTGCTTCGTGTAGAGCTGTACCAAATATAGTATGAATAGTTGGAGTATATTGTTTATGACCTTCTTTGTATTGAAGTGACCATTTTTTAGGACACTGTCTAAACATAGAAAGTTGAGAATATGAAACGTTTTTCTGATACCCATGGTTTATAGGTTCAGGAGTATAGTTTCGTATAAGTTTTACTATACTTGGTATTTTTTTAGCCATTATTTTTTCCACTTATCACGTCCTACTAACATACCAATTATTCCATAATTAGCAATGTCAATAAACGTGTCTTCCATTCCTTCACCTTTAACAAAGTTTTTACCATTAACCAAAAGATTTTTTAATCTAGAAATTTTATCTGTAAGTCTAATGGCTAATCCTGTCAATGAAAATTTTTTATCATCTTGGTTATTTAAGATATCACCTCCTAAAGCAATGTTATTTAACCCATAATCCATATGTTTAGCAGCAAACATTCTATACATTTCATCTTGAATTTTTTTAAATTCCTGAGATAATTCAGGATATTCTTTTTCAAAATGTTTAACTGTATGATCTGATTCTGCTTGGTATGCTTTAAAATCTTTTTCTTTTTCTAATTGGTATTCTTTGATTGAGTTACTCATTAAATCACTTTTTTATTTTTAAAATATACTTTTAAAGTATTGATTTTATCATCAGCATCTACTAACATAGTTAATGCTTCTTCAGCATTTTTATAAAAGTCTTCTGTTGAATGGTCTCCAATACCTGTTGCTTTGTTTCCTAAAAGTTCTAATGATAATAATGCTTTTGCTTTATCAGCTTCTGCTGATGCCATAAGCATGTTGTACAATTCTGGACTCATAATTTAAATAGTTTAGTTATTTCTTTATTTTCTTTACCCATACATACTAAAATATCTCGAACTTCATCTTTACTCATTATGTCAATATAATGATCTGCTTCATGTGATCCACATTCAAAATATTTAGATATTAATTTCACCAATTCTTTATTTTTAGGTTTAATTGATGATTTAATATACTTATTCCAAACTTTTTTTCTAGGAATCATATTACAATAAAAATTATAAATTCCTATTTTATCAGTTGGATGCATCTTTTGGGCTATGTTAGCTATTTCGACATTATTCTGCCCCATAGACATAAATCTATGAACCATATAAGAATTCCAACTTTCCCAATCTTCCTCAGAAAATTTATTTGCTGGACTCTTTTTAAGAGTAATTTCATTAAGCCAATCCCAAAGTTTCATTTACTTATTTTTACGTTTTTTACGTTTTGTTTTTAACGTAGGCAACCATTGCATTAATTGGTTATAAAGTGCCTTATGACTGTTTTTGCTCATCTTTTTTCCTATTATATTCCATATATTCATCTCTAATTTCTGGAGGGAGTGTATCTACTAATATTTTACCCGATTCAGCATCAAAAAATACTGGGATAGGCATTATAGCATCTTCTTCAGCCCCTACTACAAATTTAGAAACTTTACGTAAAATTACTCCTTGTGAAAAAATAACCCCACCCTCAGGAGTTTCTACAGCTTGAGTGTTCTTTAAATCTACATTTAACTGCATTTGTTGTTGTTGTTGTGACATGTTAATGTTTTTTTTGTTGTTTATAATCTATTAAAAATCCAATCGCTACTAAAATATTTAAACCTACACTAGCGATTATTTCATGTAAGTCTTGATATACGTTTAATGATAAATGAACATGACCTATTACCCAAAATGGTATTGCCATTTGTTGGCTGTACCATACCAGAGCAAATTTTATAAAGTCCTTCATTATACATTTATTAATTGGTTTATTAAAGCCATACAATTTATTTCTTTATCAATCCTAAAATTAGACTGATAAGAATATTCATTAATATAATATGCTACCATACCTTCTTTTCCAGGTTTAAACTTACTAGCATTATCATAAAGATAACGATATAATTCTTCAAAATCCTGGACATTAGCATCTGCTATAATTTGTCTAATCATTTTCCATCTACCACCTTCTGATAGTTCTCTAACAACTTCAACCATATAATTAGATGATACAAGTACTGATTTGTCAATTACTAATTTTTGGTCTTGAGTTGATAATTGAATTGTATTAAGACATTTACGCAAATCAGGATAATATTGATTTACAATTGTTTTAATATCTTCTAAATCATATACTGTACCTTCAGTTGCCATAACACTAGCAAGGTGTACTGCTACTTCTTTTTTACTAGGAGGTATTACTTTAAGTGTTTGACATCTTGACTGTAATGGATCAATAATACGTTCTACATAATTACAAGTTAAGATAAACCTAGTAGTACGTGAAAACGTTTCAATGACATTACGGAGAGAAGCTTGCGCTTGAATAGTAAGAAAATCAGCTTCATCAAGAATGACCACTTTAAGTGGTTTAAAACTAGCTGATGATGCAAAGCCCGATACTTTATCTCTAATAGTCTCAATACCTCTTTCATCGCTAGCATTAATATAAAGATGCTCACAATCAAGCCCTTTAACAATGAGTTTAGCAAGAGTTGTTTTTCCGGTACCTGCAGGTCCATAAAAAATAAGATTTTGGATATCATTTTGACTTAAATATTGTGAAATAGTCTTTTTGATATGTTCATTTCCTACATAATTTTCTAATTGTATAGGACGATATTTTTCTACTAATAACGAATGATTCATAACCTTAATATAATAACTTTTATTTAAATATCCAAATTAAATTCCCTGTTTAAATTCTCCATACATACTATAAACTTTAGGTTCTTCTTTTTTAATTTCAACTTCATCAGTTCTGATAGCATATAATTTACTATCCATTGGGTCTAATCTAAAAGCACCATTAAATCCTGTCTGGTGGAAAAATGCTTCTAAAGCATCTGTTATATTTGGGAATATTTCTTTTTTAGGATCACCAACAAGAGCCCACCTGTCTCCAGGTGGAACTCTGTTAGCAATCAATTCATTATGTTCTACAACTTTTTTTTCCATATTTAATACATTGGTTGTTGAGGTGTTTCTTCTTGTTTTGGATGATCAACTACAACACATTCTGTCAATAATATAGTTCCAGCTACAGAAGCTGCATTTTGAAGAGCAGTACAAGTAACCTTAGTAGGATCTAAAATTCCTGCTTCTTCCATATTAGTAACTTCTCCTGTTTGTAAATTATAACCTGCCCAATAACCATCTCCTGAATTACAAAGATCATTACCTATCATTTCTGCTTGGGTAGTATCATAACCAGCATTTTCTAAAATTTGGATAAATGGTTTTCTACAAGCTCTTTTAACAATTTGATATCCTAATGAATTAGTATCAAGGCCATTAGAAGCATATAACAATGCAGCACCACCACCAGGAACAATACCTTCATCTAAAGCTGCTTTGGTAGCGTGTAGAGCATCATCAACTCTATCTTTTTTCTCACTCATTTCGGTTTCAGTAAAACCACCAACATGAATAATAGATACACCACCAATCATTTTAGCTAAACGATTTTGTAAATGTTCAACTGTATAAGGGGTATCTGCTTTTTCAATTTGAGATTGTAGATTTTGAACTCTGGTATTAATAGCTTCTTCATCACCTTTACCATCAACAATAGTTGTTTGTTCTTTAGTAATTGAAACTGTTCTTGCCTGTCCAAACCAATCATAAGAAAATTTATCAAGCTTCATTCCTTTGTCCTTATCAAATACTACACCACCAGTTAATGTTGCAATATCTTCAAGAATTAATTTTCTTCTATCTCCAAAATCAGGTGCTTTAACAGCAGCACATTTTAGAATTCCTCTTGCTTTATTTACAATAAGTGTAGCTAAAGCTTCTCCATCAATATCATCTGCAATAATCAAAAGTGATTTATTTGAATTTGATACACTTTCTAAAATAGGAAGCAATTCTTTAACTTGTGTAAACTTATGATCAGCAATTAAAACATAAGGATCTTCTAATGTACAACTCATATCTGAATTGTTAGTAACAAAGAAATGTGATTTATATCCTCTGTCAAACTGCATACCTTCAACAGTTTCAAGATAA